CTCTGAAGTTGAAGCACAAGCCGCTATCTTTCAAAGGGTAACGAAATATACCGAAGCACAAGCAGACATATTCGAACGAACCACCAAATACGTTGAGGCGACCGCCTGCATTGCCGAAAGAAAGACCACATACACGGAAGCATTAACCAACATCTTTAATAGAGCAACGAAGGAAGTTGAAGCTCTTGCGAATATCAATCAAATTTCAGAGAAATACGTTGAGGCATTATCGGCAATATTTGAAAGGGCAACAAAAAATGTGGAAGCGCTCACAGATATATACATTAAGGGAGAAAAAACGGTTACGACTTCCGCAGATATTTACGAGCAGGGAACGAAAGCCATTGAAGCCCTCAGCGCCCTTTATGACAGAACGGTTAAAAGCGTAGAAGCAACAACCACAATATTCCAACGGGCGACCAAGAGCGTAGAAGCAACGGCATACATTTCGAGCGGGAATACTAAGATTGTTGAAGCCCTTACGGCGATATTCCAGAGATTGACGAAATTGGTTGAAGCAACGGCAACCATTTTTTCAAGGGAAATTAAAGAAGTTGAAGCAACAGCCTCGATATTCCAGAGGAATACCAGACAGACCGAAGCCCTCGCAACAATATACAGACAGGGGGAAATTACGGCTGAAATGCTGTCTGCCATTGCACAGAGGGCTACATTATCCGTTGAAGCCCTTACTACCATTGCCGAACGTGGAAGTGCGACCACAGAGGCGTTAGCGACGATTTATGAGCGAAATACCAAAACTGTTGAAGCGACCACATACATAGCAACGCCATCGACCGATACGCAATATTCGGAAGCCCACGAGGTAGATATTCAAAAAACTGGTAGTCATGACGTTGATATTGAGCAAACTGGAAGCCATGAAGTAAATATAATAAAGCAGGAAGGGATAATAGTTAGAAGGTATTAAGATGTTGAATTTGAGCGTTTACAGGGGCGAAAAAAGGATTTTCAACTTCACGATAAAGGATAAATCCGGAAACCCTGTCGATATATCGAGCGCCAATGTGGTTTTCAGGGTAACAACAGAATTGCCGCCTATCTATGGCACGGAGGTATTCAACGTTGATGCAACCGCCGAAACCTCCGATGGAACTTGCAAGGTTACACTCACGGAGACAGAAACAGATATTGAACCCAAAAATTACTTTTATGAACTCTATGTGGATTATGGAAGCGATGAATATTACGTTGCAGAAGTGGGGCTTTTCACGGTTCTCAAGAGAGCGGATGCCTCGACAGAAGGAAAGACCTACTCAAGACCGGAAGATGTGCGGCTTAAACTCCGATGGATAAGCGAGGAGTATGACTATACCGATACGGAACTTCAGTATCTGATTGAGGAAGCCCATCGCAAACTCGTCTTAGATGTCGGGCAATACATAAAGCACGTTGACTATGGCCATTATGACGATGAGGATAAGACCTACTACCTGCCCCACGGTGAATTAATATCCTTCAATAAGATATACAAGAACGGAGAGGAAGTTGATGAAAGCAACTACACCGTTGATTACGATAAGGGCATGGTTACGTTTGCGGCTTCCTTCAATATTTATTATCGAGACGTTCTTGAATTTTGGTATGTGCCCTATGTTTACAAGGATTTGGAGGTTCTCTATGCTGTTCGCTCGATAATCTCAGCGAATTACGTTGATACGAATAGCGCAATGGCAAATACCGACCTCACAAGGATTGAGGATGAAATCGAGAGGTTGAAGGGCATGATAAACACGAAGGGAGCATACGGCGCTGTCTTGGATTACTCTTACAGAGGGGGCAGATGGTAGATGCGGATGTCAATAAGATAATCCTTAAACTCGGATGGGCGATTGCCAGCGAAGCCAAAAAGAATATCATAAAAAACAAAAGCGTTGATACGGGCAACCTTTTAAATTCCATAATCGTTGAGCAACAGGAGAATGGAACGGTTATTGTCGGTTCAAAATTGGAATATGCCCCAGCAATAGAATTTGGCACACGACCGCATTATCCCCCTGAAACTCCGATAAAGGAATGGGCGCATAGAAAACTCGGATTGCATGGAGAGGAATTGGAGCAGGCGACAAAAAGCATCCAATGGAAAATTTACCATTATGGCACGCCCTCCGCCCCATACCTGCGCCCCGCAATAAATAAATCTCCTGAACTATTAAGGAATATATTGAGGGAATAAAATGAGTGAATGGGTAAAAATAGGGCAAACCTTCGGTGGCTTGGATATTGAGAAAAAAGGAAATAAGCGACGCTTGGTTGAGAAAAACGGAGATGTGGTCGTTGAGTATAACTACGATTGAGTATAAGTAAATAATATAAGCGCCCTTCCGTTTTACATTCAAGGATGCTTCCAAGCAGGAAGGTAAATAGATGACACAAATAAGAAGTCAGCAAGTGGTTGATGCAATAACAACGCTTTTGAGGAATAATCTCACAGATATTAATGCACAGAGGGCTACTGAGGGCAAGGAATGGATACACAAGGACTTCCCCCAGTTAAACGCTCGAAGCCCCAGAATAGGCGTGGAACTCGTTGATGAACCTGCTGATAGCGGCGGACTGGGAACGAGCAAGGTTATCCGTTGCCATGTGCAGATTACCATTGTGATAAAGCGCAAGTTGAAATTCGATTACAATAATGACGGCGTTGCAGAACCTACAGAGGATTGCATCGACTATCTCAAAGAACAGGCATGGGATTTAATACAGGATAACAACGAGTGGTTTAAAACCCAGTTGGGAGAAACATTCATAGGAGTAACCCCGACCGGTTCGCATACCATGAGAAATGCGTCTCATGTTTACCGATATATAGATGTGGAAGCATTATACGAAAGAGCATAATAGGTGAAAAAAAATGACAAGAGTAACCGGAATATTGGATGACGTGCAAATCTTTGATGGCACGCCGACAGATATAACTGCAAACGTGGGGCATATCATGGGAGCAAGTTACTCCCTTGACAACAAGACAAAAGCATATCCGAGCATAGGGGCAGGAGCATCCTACGTGGAACTGATAGATGACTTCGTGGACATAAAGACAACCCTGACCGTGCATCCACTCGGAACTAACAAATTTGACGGAGTGGCTCAATTGTTCGGAACGGTAACGACCGATACAACATGGAGTTGGGAATGGCCTGACACGCTACCAGAGTTTAAACTTAATGCTTCATTGATAAGCGGAGAATACGTTGAAATCGACAACATAAAATTCGGCTCGGTGAGCATAAAGGCATCCAAGAACAACCCCATCGAAGTAACGCTTGACGGCTTGGCTAAAAACTTCAAGGTGATAAGCGGAAGTGCAAGCAACACACCACCCAACACGGCAAGGTTATTTTATCTCGATGGATACGGACAGATTGACGGTGCGACCATTGGAAGCATTGATAACATCTCCATTGACCTTGACAGAGGACTTGAAGCGGTAAGGGGAATTGAGGAAACATCGTCAGGAGAGCGCCGGCTTCCGAGTGAAATCATAGAGAAAATGAAAGACATCAAATTCTCGACAACTATCGAGATAACGGATGACATTGCATATAAGAAAGCATTGGGGGCTTCCTCGCTTCCGTATGAAATACAGGACACAAGGGATAATATCTCACTAACGCTATATCTAAACTCACAGGTGAAAATCGACCTGACAGGATGCGCCATTCAGACACTCGACCACGAAAAGAACGCAGATGCAGAGATAAGGAAAGTGGGTATAAAAGGCGTTGCTATGGGAATAACCATATCGGAGGTTGCGGCATGAAGTATAAGGTAAAGACACATGAAGGAAAGGAAATCGAAATAGAGATACAGGAACATCTATCCTACGAGCAAAGATGTAATATCATGGATGCGGCGATTATTTCGGAATACAAGCCAGGAAAGGGAGAAGTTGCATCTATCAAATACGGGAAACTGTTGCTGGAAACGGTTAAGACGGTTATAAAGAAACTCCCTGAAGGAGTAACGATTGATGACATCTCCAACGCATCTCTCGATGAGTTGTTTGCCAAGTATGCGGGCGACTTCGGGCTGGATAAAAAAAAAGTGATGGTGTTATCCGAATAGCCCTACAGACAGGCACAAGCACGGACATCCAAATAACCAGAGCATTGGAAGTATTCAAAGCGGCGAAGATGGGGTTGACTGTAGATTTGAATAGACTCCCCATGTGGCTGGTGAGAATACTGTTCCAGATGGAAGCCCAGTATAATGAACTCATGCAAAAGGAGATGAAATAATGCCGACAGGATTTGAGATATTCGCAAAAATAATCCCCGATACAAAAGAACTGGATAAATTAAAGAGGGAAGGCATAAATATCAAGGCAAAAACCACAGGTGTTGCTGGTGAAACATCCCCCCAAATTTCTACATTGAACAAAAATCTTGCAGGATTAACTAGTAAATTCAGCGGGGTATTTGGAGTTGGTGGGGGATTAGTAAATAAAGTAACTGGAGGATTGGGAGCGGCTGAAGGGGTAGGTGGAACGGCTGGAATGGCAGGAGCGGCGGGTATTGGTGTGTTTGCGGCTATGGGAGCAATCGAGATACTGAAAAGAATTGGCAAATTTGTTATGTCATTAGAACCGATGCAAGAAACGATGAAAGTAATACAAACAATTATGAAACTGTTTTTCTTGCCATTATCAATAATGTTGATGCGTCTTGTAATGCCCCTGTTAATCCCATTTCTAAAAATGATGCCATACTGGATTAAATTCTGGAGTAGCCCACAAAAATATCTTGGAGCAGCATTAGAAAAAATAAACGATTTCTTTTCGACAAAACTTCCAGTTTATATTAATCAGGCAGTGGAGTATTTTTCACTCAATGTTGGCAAATTCATTGATTTACTCGTTAAAGTATTTCCTGTTTTATTCGCTGGTTTTAATCTTGCCCTTGGCTCATTCCTTATGACAATGGCGGCAAAGTTTAATGAGTGGGTAATAGGAAAAATAACAGATTTCATAAGTGGGGGGTTAGGGAAATTATCAGATTGGGTAACGGATGGGTTGGGTAGTTTGGCGGATTGGGTAAGTGGTGGTTTAGGTAAACTCTCCGATTGGATACTCAATATTAAATTTTCAATATGGGATTTCATAGAAACACCAGTAAAATCAATATGGGATTTCATTACAACTGAAACAAAATCCATTGGTGAAACAACAGAAGGAATACTATCATGGTTAAATCCTTTTGATGACTTCGTAATAACAAAATCTGGACAGGTTTTAAGAACCTCTCCAGATGACTACATATTTGGGACTAAAAACCCGCAAACAATGGGCGGAAAGAACATTGAGAATAATATTTATGTAAATGTTGCCGGCGTATTGGATGATGCAATGGTTCAGGAAATCGCATACAGGATAAGGCAAGAAGTAAATAGAGCAATAGGGGTGGTATAATGGGAGATTATTACATAACAGAAACGACCAAAAATTATAGATACAATCTGAAATTAATCCAGAGCATAAACCCAAGACAAACAAAACCAGCAACGAGCATTGCCTTGCCTGGAATGTCTGCGACCTCGAATATTCTCATGCAATTGCAGGGCATGGAGAGAACATACGACATAACCTTTTATCTATACAATGATAGCACGGATAAAAGCGAAGGGACTGCTCCCTCTGGCGACTTCCCAAATGGTGTGAAAACAATTGCAGAGCAAGAGGATTGGCTTTTAAATTATATTCATTATTATTCAATAAACGCAAAATGGAAAATCTATGGAGATATATTTCCTTCAACCGGATTAGTTTGCCAATTGATAGACGTATATTTTAATGAAGATGCAAATACGCCCTTGCACACACAGGCAACAATAAGAATAACGGTGGGTAGTGGAATATGAGCATAACAATAAGAAATGAAACAACAGGAACGGATTTGCATTACAATACCTATGAGATTGTAGCGCATACAGGGGATACTATCGACACATTGAAGGTAAACCTCCCGCCAACCGATACGATAAGCGCACTCGATAACATCGTAGTTAAGTCAAGCGGAGTGGAAATATGGGGGGGATTTGCGAAGGATAAAGGAACATGGAAGGCAAACGGAACTAAGGAAATAGAGGTTTTGGGATACGGAAGCGACATTTTAAACAATAGAGTAACCCTCGATTTAACAGGTAAAAGCCCTGAATATATCTTGGGGCAGGCAATAAGCGGAACGGATTACGTTATTGAAACTCCGGTTGCTTCTGGAATAACGATAGAACACTACACGGTGAGCGATACCATCAGAACGGTTTTTGCTGAAATGATGGCACGGACTGGCTGGGTAATTCGTTTTACTCCTGAAAAAGACGGCTCAGGAAACAGGAAAATCTATTTTGAAAGTCCTGGATATTTGAGTAGCGGTTACTCCTACAATTCGGCGACTGATAACATAAAGATAAACGAATGGAGAGAGGAAATAATCGAAACGGTTAGAAATCACGTTAAAGTTTTAGGACAGGGAGAGGCAGTTGATTTAACGGTTAGCGATTTACAGGCAAGTTTGACAAGCGGAACGGCAACAAGCACTAACTATCTTATAGATGATGATACATCCACATATTGCACATTTGATAGTGGCGAATATGCTGTAATCGACTTCGGTAGACCATTTATCTGTAATCAGTTTAGATATTACGGAACGAGTGATAGTGTAGCGTCATCTACATTCAAACTTTATTATTGGGATGGCGCAACATGGCAATTATGGTATGATGCAACCAGTTTTGACAATACGGAAACATGGACAGATTGGGAAGAATTGGATGAAATACTGACAGATAAGATAAAGATAGAAAGAACGGACAGTGTTACAGGAAGGCAGAAAATAGCAGAAATCGAAGTAGAAGGCACAAGTGGAAAAACATTGCTTGTGAAATACGAGGGAGAAGTGTCTGATGCTTCCAGCATAAGCACATACGGAGAGAGATTTGCAAAATACACTCTCGACTACATACAATCGGACAGCGAGGCACAGAGTGCCGCAAATGCCCTTCTCGTGCCCAATCCGAAAAGCGGGGGGAGTATAACCGTGGCATGGGATGAAACGATAATGGTAAATGAAACGGTTGCTCTTGTGGATGCCGTGAGAAACATCAATGGAAACTATGTCGTGCTGGAGCAGAGAATAGGCAATGGAATGACCACATTGCAGTTGGGATGGACAAAAACACAGGGTTATCTCGATGCAAAAAGAGAAGAAATCGAATTGAGAAAGGCAAGAGCAAGAACACTTGGAACATCAATGGATAGTGATGTAATTGATGTTGAAATCTCAGATACAGATACCACAGACCCAGGAAGCACGAATACAACCACAGACCCAGGAAGCACGAATACAAATGATAGCACGGGAGTAACGAATAATGATACCGACCCGAGTAACGAATAATGATACCGACCCGGGAAGTAGTAATAGTAATGATAGCACGGGAGTAAGCAATACAACCACAGACCCAGGAAGCACGAATACAAATGATAGCACGGGAGTAAGCAATACAACCACAGACCCAGGAAGCACGAATACAAATGATAGCACGGGAGTAACGACAGTATCGGTAAGGAGAACTACATCTTATTTAGGAGAAGCAGATGCGACCCAGACAAGCGCCTCGCCCGATACAACATACTCCGCTGATGTTACTCTTTCGTCAGTGATTGACCCAGCAATTGAAGATGATATTTATGTATCTGTAGATATACATCATCAAAGCGGTTGGACTACAAAGCCCGATAAAGTTTATTGGGAAATTTATCTCTATGCGGGAGGAACTACTGATTTATGGATTAGTATGTGTAGCGCTGTAATTATGTATCCTGATTATTTGGATGGAACTGTTTTGTTTTATCCCCTTCCTGTGCAGTTGCTTTCAAGTATCGGAGATGATATAACAAAATTGCGTTTGCAATGGCGACCTATTGGTGGCTCTGGAACGGGAAGTGTTCATGCCTCGTCGAAGGTATGGAAAATCGGAAAGCACAGCCACCCGACAAATGAAAGTCCCCATTCGCATACTATCTCTGGTGATAGCCACACCCATACCACCAATGAAAGCCCCCACACCCACACCATAAGCGGAGATAGCCACACCCATACCACCAATGAACCATAAGCGGAGATAGCCACACCCATACCACCAATGAAAGCCCCAACACCCACACCATAAGCGGAGATAGCCACACCCATACCACCAATGAAAGCCCCCACACCCACACCATAAGCGGAGATAGCCACACCCATACAATTTCAGGGGATAGCCATAATCACCCCGTAAGCGGGGGGGGAACAGGAACAGTAAAACAAACAACTATATCAATAGATAAAGATGACAGTTAAATTTAAAAATAATAAAGTAATATATTACTATGGCAAAAATACTGAGTAAAATAAAGAAAGGAAATGTAATCGTTCTTGAAGTTGAAACCATTGTTGATGGTGAAACCTATCGAACGAACTTTAATGAGAGTATTGATACAATAAAGTCGGGAGAATTCAAAAAGCATATAAGGGATTGGGAAGAACATATCAAGAAAGTGAAGGATGCAGACCTTGACGAACTGATACCTGACGATACTCTCTGATGTAAATAATATAAGCATTTCCCCGATTACATTATATGCCCGAACTGAACGGCGACTTTATTAAGGAATTGAGACACTGGCAACTTGAAATACAACGATGGCGAGGAGAGCAAGAGCAGAAATTGGAGAATGTTGAAAGCACGGTAAACTCCATTAACACGAAACTCGATGATTTGTGTAACAGCGTAACGAGCAACAAGATTGCCATTGCGAAAGTAGCGGCGACCGTAAGTCTGGTTGTTTCGTTGGTCTTTATGGTGTTGGACAGGTTGATTAAATGACAGAATGCCGCCCCGTGAATTGCCTTTCATGTTATTGCCTCCCACAATAACTTTTAGGGGCGGCTTCCTCCTTTGAGTAAAGTTTAAATAATTTTAAGACCATTAGGAAGCGGTGATTATATGACACCATTTGGAAAGAAAATGATAAGCGGCATCCTATACGGGCTTGTATTAGGGCTGTTTATGTGGATAGCAGGAACGGCGCTGGTGGTAATTGTGCCATCGTTCCCAGCAACGATAACGCCGCTTGCCTTGCTCCTGATAGGATGGGTTGCAAGCGTAGGCATAGCATACGCCGATGACCTGCATTTTACGGAAGTGGAGAACAAGGAGTTACAGGAAAAAATAGAGTATCTCCTGAAGAAAGCCAACGAAAAGTAACGGCGGCATTCTCCGGTTGACAACCCTTTCCCCTCTTTAATTTTTAAATACTGTTATTCTATTACTATTATGGATTGCTCACCGATATATGCGATTGTTACCTCTATCGTAATCTATGGAATTGTTTATCTATAATTAAATCCTTTATTTTATCCCTATTCCCTTTTTTCTATCCCTGAATTTCTTATATACAAAATTAAAACCAAAATCTATATATATACAATTTGTATTTACTTTTTGATGACTGATAAAAAACCAAAATATAATTTTATACGGCTGGATAAAAATGCCTATGCAATCCTTAAAAGAATAAAGGCAAGATTGAGGAAGGGGGGAAGAATGGCAACCTTTAGCGATGTTATAAGATACATCGCTGGGGAAGAAAAAGAGGCGAAAGATGACAAAAAAGAGAGTAAAAATTGAAGGAGTTTGGTATGAATTACCACATTATGTTTCTTATGTGGTAATACCAAATGGAAATAGGTATGAGATTAAAAGAAATGGAAACACTTTCGAAGCGTCATTAGTGGGTAATGTGAATGGGGAACAAGAATGAGAGGCAGACCAAAAACAAAAAACAGGAAGCCGGTAATCATTAATCTCGATGAGGAGATTAAGATATTGGCGAAGGCACACGGGATAACTAATTTTAGCGATTGGGTAAACAGCATTGCAAAAGTAGCCCTTTCGAGCAATTCAATAGAGCAGTTGGAAGCAAAAAAGCAGGAGTTACAATTTCAAATAATGGCCATAGAAGCACAAATTGAGAACCTGAAACAACAGCAAATACAGAATGCAGAAATCCAGATGCACATTGAGCAGACGAAGCAAAAACTTTTAGATTGGGCTGACCGCCGCCTTGCTTCCGGAAATAAACTCACTATGGCATGGCTAACGGGAAAGACAGGTAAGGAGTTTATGAAGGCGTTGGGATGGACACCCAAACAAACGATGGAATTTCTGAAAAACGAATTGGAGGTAATAAAATGAGAGAAATAAAATTTAGAGCATGGGATAGAAAAAGAAAAAGATGGGTTTACTTTTATCTGTATGAAATCGTAAACATAAACCATGAGAGTTTATCGGATGATGAATGGGCTTTCATTCAAATGGAAAATGTGTGTCAGTATATCGGTTTGGAAGATATAAATGACAAGGAAATCTACGAGGGAGACATCATAAAAGGAGAATGGATTGACCTTTATACTGGTTTAACAAAAGAAAAAATATCAGTAATAACAGACATAAGAGCCATTCCAGATTACGTTAATTGCGAAGTCATCGGCAACATCTACGAAAACCCCGAACTTTTAAAGGAGGTGATACCATGATAATCAAAAAATTTGGAAAGGATTTCCATTCGAAAGAAGGAGCATTAACGTTAGACCCAGATGAAGTTAAGGGCATATATTACGGTAATGATGTTTGTGTAAAAAAGCACGATGACGGCTGGATAATCGTTGGAAGGATACATGAAGATGGTCTTGCATGGGTAAACGATTTTGTTGCATACAATACAAAACACGATTGGCCTGCGTGGTGGGTTGCCGGTGATTTCGAAGAAGAAGTGATTGCATCCTGTGAAGAAGCATTTAATGATTTTTATGAGAAGCACAAGCCAAGAGCATGGGATTATGGAGATATATAAAGAGGAAATATCATGAGATTTAAGATTACGGAAAAGGTTGATAGCCACCGGATAAATCAGAAATACAGGGTTTTAGTCGTTGAATTTGAGCCATCGGATAAGAACTTCAAACCAAGACCATTGAAGCAGGGCGTTCTCGCCGACTGGATACCAACCGATGAAGAAGCCCTGGCGATTGTAAAGCAGATGGCAAAATTATCTCCTACATTCAGAGAAAAAATGAAGAAGATACTGGACAAAAATGCGATTGAGGAATTTGCAGAAATCTCATCTGATATGTATTCAAGAGTTGGATTTGCAATGAATGAAAGACAATTTAACAAAATAGATAAACTTTTGGAGGAATAAAAAATGGCTGAACAAGTAAATTTTTATAGGTGTTGTATTTGTAACGGCAAGATATACAAGAAGTGGGGGGATTTTTGCCAAACACATCCTTTATTTTACCCATTCATTTGTTTAAATCCAAGATGTGTAGCGAAACGAATTGTGTATAATGTAAGGAGGTATAAACATGGCTGACGCCGCCTGGAAAGCATTAGAGCGAAAGGTTGCAAAGATGCTTGGAGGCCAGCGTATTGCGGCTTCGGGCAACGGGGCAATAAAGGGAGATGTCCAGCATCCTATCTAATTGAAATGGCATGGGCAATTGAAATCTATTCCCTTCTATCATTTAGAATTTTATCATTTTGAAGTGCCTAAAACAATCCTGAAATGGTATGATAAAGCAAAAGAGCAGGCAGGAGATAAAATACCATTGCTCATAATGAAGCCAAAGGGCATACATGAGGAATTTGTATTTTGGGAATTTGAACATGAAGGATATACTTTCACAACCCTGAAAGCATTTGCCGAGCAATACAATAAAATTCATGGAAAGGAGGCAAAGATAAAATGAAAGATAACCTTGTTTCAGTAATAATCCCAACAATAAAGGGCAAAGAAAAACTCTTGGAAAAAGCAATAGACAGCGTAAAAAACCAGACATACAAGGATATAGAAATCATTATAGAGACGGGGGGAAACAACGCACAGGAAGCAAGAAATATGGCCATAAAAAGAGCAAGGGGTGAATACATTGCAATGCTTGATGACGACGATGTGTGGCTTCCTGAAAAAATAGAACGACAGGTTGAGGTAATGGAGCATAATCCTGATTGTGGTATTTGCATCACATGGGCGAAAGATTATAGATTATCAAACAAAGACGTAATGATGGATTACACACCCAAGAAGGAAATAACATACTCTGATTTGTTGAGGGGATTTGCAATAGCCCCGACCTCGACATTTTTAATTCGGAAAAAATGCATTGATGACCTCGGAGGATTTAGAGAGGATTTTAGATTTGCACATGAATATGAGTTGGCATTGCGATGCGCAAAACACGGATGGAAAATATTATGCATTCAGGACTATCTCACATATTACGGGGTAACAGCCAAAAACACACGGCTTTCAGACAACTATGCGGATTACATCAGAGGGCATTTTGACCTGTTAAGGGTATATGGAAAGGACATGGCAAAAGAAAGCATTGTGTCCGCCCTGTTGCGCCAAACTGCTTGCATACCCTTTTTTGTAATAGGGATTTTTGCCAGAAATACAATACACCGCTTCTTTTACAAATTCAAAAAATTATACACCCAGGGGAAATTATGATGGAAAGACCAATTCGCTTGAATTTGGGTTGTGGAAATGACATAAAGGAAGGATATACCAACATAGATTTCGAGAAGCATGACGGTATAGATATGGTTATCGACTTGAATAAATGCAAGTTGCCCTTCGATGACAATAGTGTGGATGAGATTATACTATTCCATGTGCTTGAACATCTCACAGACAGATACAAATTCATAAAAGAGTGCTATCGAGTTTTAAAACCTGATGGCATACTTCACATCAAATTACCTGTGAAGTGGGTAGAATTGGGGCATCAGAGTTGGGAGCATAGGAAGGATTATTTCTATACGGTGTGCAACAAATCAATGCCGACAGGATTTCAAAGTGAAAAACTTTTTGATTTGTTATATGTGAGAGGGCATAGGAAGTTGCATCTTTTATTTTACCGTTTCAGGGATTGGCTCTTAAATCTATTTACAACAGAATGGGAATATAAATTGAGGAAGGTAAAAAAATGAATTTGCCGGATTTCATAATATGCGGAGCGCAAAAAGGCGGGACAACTGCATTGCTGAAATATCTGAAACAACACCCTCAAATATATATGCCGAGGCACGAGCTGCACTTCTTTTCATGGTATTATGACAAGGGCGAAAGGTGGTATGCAAAGCATTTCAGATACAATCTATCTTTATGCATTTACGGGGAAAAATCTCCATCATATATGTATCCAGATGCTGGGCTTGTAGCGAAAAGGATGCATGAAACAACGCCATCCGTCAAATTGATATTCATGCTCCGAGACCCCGTAAAAAGAGCATATTCGGAATACTGGATGCTCGTTTTAAATGGAGAAGAAAAATTGCCGTTCAATGAAGCGGTATGGAGAGAGAACAGGGATTATCTTAAACGAGGATTTTATGCGCAACAGATAAGGGAATATTTGAAGTATTTTGGCAGAGAAAATATAATGATACTGATAAGCGAGGATTTCAGAAAGAACAGAGAAAGGAGGATGAAAGAAGTATTTGACTTTCTCGGTATCGAGCATATTGATTTAAGAACGCCGGATGTCCATGTGGGGGGAATGCCAAGAAGCAAGTTTTTGTTAAGATTATCCGGATTAATGGTAAAATTATCAAAGATGGCATGGGATACTCCATTTTTAAGAAACTTTTTTTGGAATGCAAATTCGGTAATAAAGGAAATAAATAAGACGAAAGGAAAAAAGGAAAAGATGGATGAAAAGACAGAGAGAAAACTGTATGAATATTTTGTGCCGTATAACGATGATTTAATGTATTTGCTTCACGAGTTAAATCCCCCAGACCTTGCAGAAATTATCAAAAAAGAATGGGTTATGGAGGCGATTAAATGAAAGAGGTGTGATAAATGAAGAAACAAACAAAATTCTTTTTGAAATGGATACCCGAATACATGAAACAGCACAACGGGTGGATAAAGGTAAAAAGAGCATTTCGAGCGCTGACCAAGCAAAAGCAGGGAACGTATTACTCACCGAGGCATAAAAAATTGAACGCCTGGCAGATGCAGAAAGCCCTTATGATACTCGAAAGTAAGGGCGTTGTAGAGCGCTGGAGCGAGGGGATATGGAGGTTGAGAAAATGATGCCCGCAATAGAATTAAATGAGAGAGAAAGACAGAACTGGATTGAATTCAGAAAATTGACAACGATAACTTCGCATAAGGCCAAGAAAAACAGGATAAGCCAAAAGGAAATAGAAAGGGTAAGGGATACCATTGCGAATCTCGATGGGGATTTTTCTTATTCAGATTTGCTTGAAATATCCGGCGTTCATCCGGTAATCTTAAAGAGGGTTATCTCAATATTAAAGAATGAAGGCTTTATCAAGAAAATAAGCAATAAATACTGGAGGGTAGTGAACGATAAATAAAAACCAAAACCTATATATACCCCATTCGCATTACTATATTGTAAACAAATTGTATTTGTTTACGGAGTTGAGAAAAATGGAAACGAAAAATAAGGAAACCGGTGAACTCCCTGCGGCTGGGGAGAATAATAGCAAGCCCATAAAACAGGTAGAAGCATTGGGCGTAGATATAGAGCCATCCGAGATATATGACTGGTGCTATGTTTTTAAGGATGGGATATATGTCGGTAAGATTAAGTGGATAGAAATAGACAAAACTCTCTTAAAAATCCGAGATATTGTTTTGAATGCAAACACGGAGGCATCACCATGAAATACGGTGGTATAGTAGCAGGAACAGAGGAGGCAGATAATTATCCCTACGATACTGTTTATATCGACATAAATAATAGTAATTGCAAGGGCATAGACATATATTTTGCAAAAGGAGAAATCCCACATAACCTGAAAGCAGGAACAAAAATAACAATCAATATCAACGAGGAGGCATCACCATGAAAGCATGGATACGATGGGAACTCGAAAGCATTAAGGAAGTCAGACGCTTGCAAGGAAGGGGGGTTGATTAAAATGTCCCCCGAAGATTATGATATGATGGCAGGCAACTCACCCGTGAAACACGATGCCTCAAAGATAGAACCATACGAGGACTACCGCCGATGGCTACTTGCTGGAAATGACGAGGCGACAAAATGAATAATAAACAAGAAGACCAGCAAATAGTAAAGATGTGGTTAGAAAACCATGATTTGATAATCGCAAGCGAACCAATAAACATTGACATGAATAAATGCACTTGGGATTTAGAATATAGAATAACAAACATTCCAGACCCAAGCGTAGGCATATTCCAATATCAATATAGTCCATCATTCCGAACCGAAGCAGAGGCATACCAATGGTGCAAGGCCATCATGGAATTATGCGATGTCTGGAAAGAATATGAACAGTTGTATGAAAAAGAGGCGACAAAATGAATAAAGAGGAATTGGAAGAAAAACTCCGAAGGGAGTATAGGGAATATACAACAGAGGAAGCACGAAAGGCCGTGGTAGATGCAAGCAAAATCGACTACTACAATGGAGCGCTCTCCGCTACATTGTTGCAGTTGAGAACATCTCCCTATCACTACTGGAGGCAGAAGCGCATAACAGAGATGATGAAAAACGGAGAACTTGAAACGGAAGGGAGCGTGAACTCCCCAAATAAAAAGGAGGTATGAAAATGAAAGAATATTGGGAAAAGAAAGATACGTTGGGGGCTGTTATCGAGAAGGGCTCATCCGAGAAAGCCCTTGAGAGCGTAACCCTGAAAAAAGACAGCAAGGGAAACATCGTGTGGGAAATAAAGGCATACGGACTTGACATCGAGGAAGCAATGTGGAAGGCAATAAAAACAAAAAGGGAACTGGAAGCCGCTCTTGCAGACACAGATGAGGTGGAAGAATGAACATGATAACCGGAATAGTTGAGGCAATCTCTCAAAAAGAGAAAAAATACGGGGTAAAGGTAAAAGCAAAAGACATGGCAGAGGGCATCTGGCTAAACGGCTTCGGGGCTATCCCAGAGGGAATTGAGGAAGGGGTAGTCGTTACTGCAAAATACGAGGACAAGCAGGGCAGAAGTGGCATATTTCACAATATCAAAGAGATAGCCCTGAAAAGCGACGTAGAAGGCACGCAGGAGCAACTTGATACACAAACACCACCCAGCGATAAAACGCCAGCAGAGGCGACAAAAACAGCAGAGAAAACACTTCCGGAGGAACTACAAAACGCAATCCTGAACATAATGAAGATAAAGATGGATTGCGCCGCCGTGGTTGCTTCGGCGATGCAAGGGAACATCGACAGCACACAAAAGAGCGACATCTATTTCAGGAACGTAGAACGACTGTTCAAATGGATAACTGGAAGCGATGAAATGCCGTGATAACATGAATGATAATAAAATAATAGTAGATTATTGTCTGCCAGATAATGAAGAAGATGCGATAGAATTGATACAGAGGGGATTGGAAAACATAAAGAACGATGATTTGGCAAAAGAGAAGATAATGGAAGTTATTACTGATGACGACCCTGATAGAATAGGGATAGATGTATCAGAGGCGGTTCATGTCGTATGGATAAGAAAAGAGGATTTTCTGAAGATTGCAGAAATGATTAAAA